TTATAATATTTTGTTTGTGATTACTCCCTTAACGAGAAATACCCGGAGTATCTTAGCTTTGTCTATTACCATCTCATCGAACTCTTCTAGGTTCTTAGGAACTAAGCGCCACTTATTGGGATTATCCTTGCAGTTACGGATATACTTCACGGTCCTGTAATCGTCTGTTATAATAAGGTATGCCTCTCCGGGGAGAACACTGTCCAAACCTACCTCTTTAATAGCAATAATAGATCCGTCATTGATATCTGGAATCATAGAGCGTCCATAAGCCGGTACCGCACAGTCACAATTTTGAAAAGCGGGAATGTGCAGGTAGTAATTAGGAATATTAGTCTGATCGTTGGGAAGTTCATCATATCCCATAGTAACATCAACGTCAAAATAAGGTATTCCTTTTATATTTGAAGCTTTGTCAATATCTACATTAGTAATATGTGTTTTTTGAGGATATATCATTTCACCTTTCTCTTCGGTTATCCAAACTTTGTTTATATTTCTATCGAGCGAACATAAACGTTCTACGAAATCATTAGGTAATGGAACCCTTCCATTTATCACTTGAGAAAATGATGACTTATTTGAGTAGCCTAATAGCTTACCTACTTCTTCTTGGTTATCTGCAATACGTTGTCCAATTAACCACTTTATTGCGAGTTTTATCCTCTCGTTTACTGTCATACAAACTTAATTTATATTAAAAACTAAACAATGTTTATATATAAAGTTGTTTTCTGTATAAACATAATTTATATTTGCACTATAAAGTTAACGCAAAACAATGATAACGCCAAAATAAAAGGGCAATAAAGTTAACAAAATAGATTATTTACTCTAAATCAAATAAGAATATGACACTAAAAGAGTTTGAAGAAAGAACAGGAAAGCCAATCTCGGCAGAAACGTATGATGCCATCGAAAAGATGTACATGAATACTGAACTTGACAAAGATGAGTTTTGCAAATTGTATATGAAAGCTCCAGGAGCACTTGCTGAGATTGAAAAGCAAACGGTATTAGTTCGTGAATTATTTGAGGAAAAAAAATGCATGGCTGATTTCTTGATTGAGCAGGCTGAGAAATGGAGTGCATCAGACCTTAGAGAGAAAGCAATCAGAATGATCGGTGAGAGAGAATATCTGCGTAGGAAAATAGAGAGGGGATTCAACCTTTGGGAAGCAGATAAAGTACTTCTAGTAGAACTATTAAAAGCATAAACATGAAAGTAAGAATCAAGAATGTAACTGGCTCAACATCCAATGAGTGGCTTTTGTGGGAGCTTAAAAAGGAAGCGAGAGTAAAGGAAGGTGATATAGTTGAAGGTAAATTCAATCCTAAAAATAAAGCGGTATACTTTACTAGGGGAACATCAGAATGTGTCGCTTGGCTCGGTGAAACCTGCGAGGAAGTTAAAGAATAAGCTATATAATCCCGGACGGGTTTGACCGCCTTTCCGGGAACTAGAAACTATAAATATAATAATGTATATGGAAAATCAATTAGAAACTATCAAAGCAAATCTGCCTTACGGATACGAAAAGCAGATAGCGAAAGAAGTAGGATGCTCACAGGGTACAGTGCACAATATCCTTAATAATAAGCCGGCTTCTGCTCGCTCAACCTACAAAGCAAAAGTATTGAATGTCGCTGTAAGAATGGCTAATGAAGCCTTGGAAGCTACTAAAGGAGTCTCCAAAGCTGCCGCCGAACTAGAGACTTTGCATCATGGAACTGCAAGCTGATTCTGCTCTAACCAAGCGGGAAAATCAAATAGCGGGACTGGCTGCTTGTGGCTTGGCAAAGAAGGAGATTGCAGACAGATTAGGTACTGCCTACGGAACGGTAAATGTCCTGTTAGATAAGGCCTACAAAAAGACGGGGACCAGCAAATTAAACGAACTTGGTGCTTGGTGGATAAATAGAGTTTTTGCTCTAAATATAGACTTCAAGCAATTACAGAAATCATTAATCGCTCTTTCATTTCTTGGAATTATTGCCTTTCAAATTGCATTTGACTGCAACAACGACCTTAACCGGAGTCGGCGGGCAAGAATACGAAGAAATAGGATTGAAGAAGTATATGAACTCTAATCAATATTAATCAGGCAGCATAGCATAGAGATGCAGATGTGTTTCAGTAATTAAAAGCTCAACACCATTCAAAAGTAAAACAAAGAAACAGCCTAATTAGAGATTATGGAAAATTGCTTCGAAATGATGGTCGCCCGATGCATTAAAATTGGGACGGTGCAAACGCTAACGATGCTGGGACTACTCCCCGAAGTAGTAACGATATCACAAGCGGAAGAAATATACGGAAAACGCCTAATAAAAGAGTGGCGCGAAAAAGCCTGGATTAAGTTTTATCCGGCAAATAATAAGGAAAGAGGAAAATATTATGTGAAACGATCCGAATTGGAAACAGCCAGTGCAATGATGGATTTGCATAATAAAGTTCCGGATAACATTATCAAACAATTAATGCAGATCGCTGTATGAGATATATACCGAAATCATCAGAAGTGTTACAGGCTCTGCAAGACAGTATCGGAAAGCAGATTGCAGAAAGAGAAGAACAGAAAAAGAATTATGTTCCTACTCCTGTAGAGATTAAACCTGATAAAAAAGATATAAGCATAGAGCCCACGGCCGAAGATATTCTTTTAATGGAGGAATATGGACGTGGAGTATATCAAGGAGATTAATAAAACGCTAATATTTAAACAATTATGAGTAAAATTATTGAAGTAAAAGTGGAAGAGCTAAATGCGCTTCCAGCAACGAAAATTGTCGAAAGTGAAAATGTACAGGCAAAATTCGTTCAAATGTATAATGCCATCTGGGGAACAGATAAGGGTGAGCAAATGTATCATAAAGAAGTATTCAACTTTCAAAAACTTCTCCGTGATAATCCTGATTTGGCAGATTCGACAAAGATGTCTCTATATGGCTGTTTTCTTGATATAGCAGTCAACGGTCTTACATTAGATCAAACAGGACATCCACTTTGCTATATACTTAGCAGAAGCAGTAAAACCGGACACAAGAACGCACAAGGATATGATATTTATGAAAAACGTGCCTATGTTTCAGTTACAGGGTATGGCGAACTGACAATGCGTATGCGTGCCGGGCAAATCAAGTATGCGGATAATCCAGTCGTTGTATATGAGGGAGATCATTTTAAAGCATCCTTAGTTAATGGTATAAAGAATATCGAGTATGAAGCACAATGTCCCCGTACTTCAACCAAAGTTATTGCTGCATTCATTCGTATTGTACGAAATGACAACTCGGTAGATTATCAATGGTTAATGGAAGGTGATATCGAACGATTGAAACATTATAGTGAAAAAGCAAATTCGAAGTGGAACGATCAAACTAAAAGACGTGAATTGGGTAAAGCCAATGCACTCTATACTTCGAATAATGGAAGCATTGATCCTGGGTTCCTTGAGAATAAGATGATCAAACATGCGTTTGATGCTTATCCTAAAGTGCGTACAGGTAAGTTTACTATTATGGATTCGGATCAAGAAGAGGAAGAAATTATCGACTATGGCTTGGTGGATGAAGATAAGGTTAATGAACCCGTTCAGGCTGTGGATAATCCTAATATTCCTTTCGGTGAAGAAAAACAACTGGAAGCTCCAGAACCTGTACAGGTGCCAGTCTCCGATGATGATGAAGACGGTGGATTCTAATACTTACTAACCGATTAAAATAAATAATATGGCAACAGAGTTAATCAAAATAGACGAAGCAAAAAATATTCTGTCATCTTTTCCAGATATAATGGGGAAGAATACAAATTCTGTCAAAAAGTGTAATGAAGCTGGGCAAGCTCTCCTTGACACTATCGAAGGAGAAGGTATGAATGAAACAATAGATCAGGCTACAGCCGACTACTTGAAAAAGGTTAGCGTAACACTCAAAAATATGGATGAACGTCGTAAACCTATTACGCAGATATTTGATAGAATACGTTCCTTTTTCACCTCCCAAGAAAAACAAATTGATCCTAAGGATCCTTCAACAATTCCCGGAAAGCTTGTGATAAAGCGCAATGAGTATGCCAAGTTTAAATACGAAGAAGAACAGAAAAGAAAGAGAGAAGCGGAACAGAGAGCTAGAATTGAAACAGAGAAAGCAAACTATCGACAGATAATAGGGGATAGCCTTCTTTCTTATTTCAACCAATATCTTTCAAGTAAAGTTTCTGAATTGCAGGGAATATTTTCCAACTTGACTTATGAAAACTTCGATCGTGAAGTTATAGGAATCACAGTTTTTCAGACCGATTATCCCAAATCTCATTTTGATAAGTTTAGTGCGGATTCTGCGACTTACTATATTAGTCAAGAAACAAAAAAGGAGATTCGCCGAGAGGTTCTAGAGGGCAAATATGAGCAATACGCTCAACAGTATAAGGCAAAGATTGTAAGCGTTAAGCAAGACCTTACCGACCGTGTTCCCTCTAAACGCAAGGAACTTGCAGAACTGGAACAACTTCGTCTCGCTAATGCAGAGGAAGCTGCCAAAGCGGAAGAATTGCGTAAACAACGTGAAAAAGAAGCTGCAGCCAAAAGAATGGAAGAGTTGAAAAAGGAGGAAGAAGCAGCAAAACAAGAGGCTGCACTGAAGGCACAACAAAGCTCTATTGGTAGTCTTTTTATGGAAGCTGCCGCTTCTATTGCTCCTCCACCGACTAACGCCAAGGTGAAAGAAAAGATTGTTGTACTTCATCAGCAGGGATATTTAGAAATATTCCAGATGTGGTGGATAAACGAAGGTCAAACGTTGCCTGTTGAAGAACTGGAGAAAATCTTTAAAAAGATGATTACTTATTGCGAGAAGCAGGCGAACGGTAAAGATCAAAAGCATATCGAATCAAAATACATCCGATATGAAGCAGATGTAAAAGCCAAATAGCCATGTCAAATCCTGATTCATATTACTCTCGTCCGGAGGTCAGTAATTCAGATCTGACAGAGCTTAAGAACTATCTTTATCCCCGTGCTCAATACGGGGATAAAGAGAAGGCATTCAAGTTTGGAACTCTTGTAGATGCTCTTATTACAGAAAACGAGCGTGTAAGATATGATAAGTTAATGGTAGACGATTACGTGTATACGAAAGACGAATTTGAACTAGGGCTTGAAATGCGTAAGGCTCTCCGGAAAGAAGCAGAAAAGGATCAATTTCTAGCTGTCGTTTTAGCACAGTCCGATACACAAAAGTTTATGGTTAATAAACAACAAGAGTTCTTTTATGGGAACTTTGTTTATCATCTCGATACACGGTGTAAATGGGATTGGTGGTTGTCTTCTTTCAACTTTGGAGGTGATTTAAAAACGACCTTCGCAGAATCTCAGGCACAATTCGATGAAGCGATAGATTTCTTTGACTGGGACCGCTCCCGGGCATGGTATATGGATATAGCCGGTAGCCAACAAGATTTTATTTATGCTATCAGCAAGAAGAATTGTAGAATCTTCAAGCATTTTATCACTGACCGGAAACACCCTTCATACATCAGAGGAAAAGAGAAATACGAGGACCTTGCTTTTAAGTGGTGGCAATTAATGGTCTGATTATATTTTACCATAAAACAATATGAATTTACTTATTACATCAAAAGAACAAATATTGGCTGAATTAACCAATATAGATTCATTCCTTAATATAACTATGAGCGAAGATGTAACAGAAGCTGTACAACGCGGCAATGACTTAGCTGTATATGTTGCTCGTTCCGGCAAATTGCTCGCAGATTCAAAATATTGGCTCAATGAGGCAATGAAATCCGAGGTCATGCAGACGCTTGTAGATACGGCAAAAAGTGCGAAAGCAACAGCAACAGCGATAAATGCTCTAGTCAATTCTTTATGTCTGGAAGAGAGATACTTAGTTGATTGGTGCGAACGTTGCAACCGGACGGCAACACATCAATTATCGTGGTGTGTAACTGTAATAAGTAAAGCTAAGGCAGAAATGCAAATGTCCGGAATGTTTAACAACAAAAAGTAATTATCATGAAAAATCTAAGAAGAGTCACAATCGGAATATCCGTTATCGGTCTGTTTACGGCATTATCTTTCTCTCAAAGAGAAGATGCTACAACTAGAGAAATAACTACGGCTGCTGTAATGGGAGTTGTATCAACGTTTAGTATTATCACTTTATCAACTAAAGAAGATTATGGAACAAGCAAAAAATGAAATCAAGAAAGCGATTATTAAAAAGGACCGCTTGAATGTAGTGTACAATGAACGTTTTTCGGAAGCAAACTACACGAATGTAATTAGCAAGAACTGCGATCAGATCATTCATAGTGACTTAAGAGAGACATTTAATCGTCTTAAATTACATCTTGTCGTATTGTGCGAACAGCCGGAAGCTGCCAATATTAATAAGGATAGTTTTACGCCTCCTGGCTATTCAGAGATTCTTGAAAATTACATCATAACAGGCTATGCAAACGATAGTGTCGATGGTGTTTCCGGAATTACTATTATGGGAGCTAAATTACTTCAGTCCGGCAAGGTTGTTGATCTGAAAATCTTCGTACCTCTCCTTGATGCAGACTATCCTTACTATGAAGAATTGAGCATTGATGCGGCAGCTTGTGACGCAGAAGTTGAGAGTTATCTGTTTGAAGAGAAATGGGGAGTCAGACAGGAACGTCTTGATTTTGATACTGACGAACCGGAGGAAGCCGTTATAATTGAAGATAAACCTAAAAAAAGAGGGCGAAAGAAGCAAATAGAAGCTCCAGTTCCTTTAGATGAAACTGCATAACACCAATCACTATAGGGGGGATAATCCCCCCCTACAAAATACTCTAAATCATGAATATCGAATTAAAAGGAGATAATTTTGAATTATCTTTCAAGTATAAACCTTCTATCGTAGATCGGATCAGGCAGATTCCTGGAAGACGTTTTGACGGTGCTAGAAAAGTTTGGATAGTACCTACACGGAGTAGAGTTGATCTTGAAAGAATGATTTATCAGATACAGCAGTTTGAAAATATAAATTGGGTGAGCGGAACTACAAAGAAAGAGGAAGATATTGCTTATGATGTTCCGGAACTTCCAGATCTAACAATTCCGCATAGCTTAAAAATTCAGCCTTATCCCTATCAACTCAAAGGTATTGCCCGGGGATTGGAGCTAAAGCGCTTCATGAACTGCGATGAACCAGGACTCGGAAAGACATTACAAAGTATTGCTACCATCAATCTAGCGAACGCTTTTCCCTGTCTTGTCATTTGCCCATCATCATTGAAAATCAACTGGCAACGGGAATGGGAGAAGTTTACGGATAAAAAAGCAATGGTACTCACAGATAAAGTACGTGATACATGGACCTTCTTTTATCAAACAGGAATGCATCAAGTCTTTATCGTAAACTATGAATCACTAAAGAAATACTTCGTACAACGCATAAAGAAAGCCGAAGGCTGGACGCTGCGCGATGTGGAATTTAGAAACTCAATCAATTTATTCAAGTCTGTTATCATTGATGAAAGCCATCGCTGTAAGTCTGCATCTACTCAACAGGCAAAGTTTTGCAAGGGTATTTGTACAGGTAAAGAATGGGTGATAGAGCTTACAGGAACACCGGTAGTAAATCGGCCTAAAGATTTGATTCCACAGCTGGCAATTCTAAACCGTATGGATGATTTCGGTGGCTACAAACCATTTGTTAACCGGTACTGCTCCGGACAAAGAGAAGCATCGAATTTGAAAGAATTGAACTTCAATTTATGGAAATATTGTATGTTTCGTCGTGAAAAGTCTCTCGTCCTTACAGATCTTCCAGATAAGATACGCCAGGTAAATACATGTGAAATTACTAATCGTAAGGAGTATATGGATGCAGAGCGTGATCTTATTATGTATCTACAGAAATATAAGGATGCCGACGATGAAAAGATTGAAAAGGCTCTGCGAGGGGAAGTCATGGTACGTATCAATATTCTACGGCAGATCTCCGCACGTGGAAAAGTACGCGATGTTATTGAATTTGTGAAAGACTTCCGAGAGAATGGAAAGAAGATAATTCTCTTTTGTTCGCTTCATGAAGTTGTAGATCAATTGAAACGTTACTTCCCCACGGCTGTATCTGTAACAGGTAGAGAATCACCGGACATGAAGCAAAGAGCGGTTGATGCCTTCCAGAATAATCCTAAGACAGATATTATTATTTGCTCTATTAAAGCGGCTGGAGTTGGCTTAACGCTTACTGCATCAAGTAATGTCGCTTTTGTTGAGTTCCCTTGGACATACGCCGATTGTTGTCAGTGCGAAGACCGGGCACACCGTATAGGGCAAAAGGACTCTGTTACCTGTTACTACTTCCTTGGCCGACGCACTATTGACGAAAAGGTTTATCGAATAATTCAAGAGAAGAAAAATATCGCTAATGCTGTAACAGGTTCTACCGAGGATATAGAAGAAAATATTGTCGATATGGTTGCTCGCATCTTTGATTCAGACTATGACGACGAAGAATAATTCAAAACTTAGAAAGAAATGAAAGAAATAGAACTATATAATGACCATTTCCAGAATTATAAAGTCTATGGCATTCCTAAGGCTCAACTAATCATAGCTGATGTCCCTTATAATTTAGGCAATAGTGCTTATGCTTCTAACCCTTCATGGTATGTGGACGGAGATAACAAGAACGGGGAAAGTGATAAGGCCGGCAAACAATTCTTTGATACCGATAAAGATTTTCGCCCTGCCGAGTTTATGCACTTCTGTAGTCAGATGCTTGTAAAGGAACCCAAGGAAAAAGGCAAGGCGCCTTGCATGATAATATTTTGTGAATTTGAAGACCAGTTCCGGTATATTGAACTGGGTAAAAGATATGGGCTGAATAATTACATCAATCTTGTATTTAGAAAGAACTTTTCAGCGCAAGTCTTGAAAGCCAATATGAAGATAGTCGGCAATTGTGAATATGGATTGTTGCTTTACCGCGATAAACTTCCAAAGTTTAACAACGATGGTCGGATGATCTTCAATTGCTTTGATTGGGTGGTGGACAATGAAACTCCGAAGGTTCATAGCACGCAAAAACCGGTTCCTTTGCTTCGTAGGCTGATAGAGATATTCACCGACAAAGGTGATGTCGTTATTGATCCATGTGCCGGAAGCGGTTCTACCTTATTAGCTGCTGCCCAGTTGGGACGCAGGGCATACGGATTTGAGATTAAAAAAAAGTTCTTTGCTGATGCGAATAAATTTGTGTTATCACGTATCCAGCAATCGCTATTTGTGTAATTTAAATAAGAACAGAAATGAGGTAAACCGAGCCTTCTAAATTCGGTTGTTGATCTTTGACGTATTGGATTTACCGATTAATTTTTTTGAGAAAATGTGACTTTATGGTTAATAAAGTGCATAATCTTGGAAACAAAACATCTAATTTGCTGTTTTATTTTTATATTTGCATTGTAATTTAAATATGGAGGTAAGTATGTGCATATTAAAGGAAGTAGGACGTTTTATTAAAAATGGAGCTTCTACATTTCGTGATGCCTCTCAAGGGCATTATAAGCAGAACTCCGAAGCTATTTCTGAAATTAGGAAAGAAATTCTGGAAAAAGACAGAAATAGGAATGATGATAAGAGGAATCTTATGGAAGACAGAAAAAATGTTGAAGGGGATGTGCGTAGATCTTTTAATGAAATTGTATTAAACAATGGGTAAGCAAGAACTAAAACAGCGGGAAACGCAAGTTGCAACAGGCGATGGAGTTGGAAAACAATTAGAACAGACTTATACTGTTGATGACAATTGCCTACCTTCACCTCAAGAATTAGCCGCATATAAGAATATTGATCCTAGAATTGTCGATTATCTTATTAATGCCTCTGTAAAAGAGCAAGATCATCGGCATAAAATGGATAGCAACAAATTGAATATGATTAGAAAAGCTGATAGAAGAGATGGAAGAATGAACTGGTGGGGAATGTTTTTCGCATTTCTCGCTATAGTTGTAATGATAGCTCTTGCTGGTTATGCTCTCTATTTAGACAAACCTTGGTTTGCTGGGATTATGGGTGCTAGCACACTTGTATCCGTAGCTTCTATTTTTATTAAAAGTAATGATAATAAAAGCAAACCATCTGGTAATACAAAGAAATAATTAAAATTTTTGATACTAAAGTTAGGCGGTAAGTTCAATCTCACCGCCTTTTTTGTGTCCGGGCGGTATCTAAGTTCGGACACTTTTATTTAGAGTAAAACAGAATAAGAGTGAATCAGCTTAAAAAAAACAATATCATGATCCAATGTAAAATTATTTCGGGAACATCATTTTCAGAAGTTGAAAAAATGGTTAATCGTTTTTTAATCTTAAATAAAATTGAAAAGATTATCCAAATTGTGAGTCTAAGTGATGATCAATATGTTGCAATGGCAATATATTATGAAGTGAAAAACTAAAAACGAAACATATAATCAAGCTGTATAGAAAGCTTGATATTTGTAAATATATTAAGACAATATACAATTAATAAGAAGTAATCAAATCTATCTCTTATTAATTGTACAAATGAAGCTAAAAGATATAGTAAGCCAGTTGGCAAACAGAATAAATCAGCCGCATGTGATTGAGGTTTATCTTCGACAAGTATATGCGAAAGGTTTTGTATAGGGAACCAAGCAATCTCCTTGGATCAGTGTAAAAGATAGGGTTCCTATCCCTGTTATAGAAGCAATAGATGGTAATGAATATGGTAGTATAGATGTGCTAGGAGCAATTCAAAACTCATATGGTGACTATGATTATTACATCTGCCGGTATTGGGGATATAACAAAGAATATAGATGGGAAAACGGAATAGCTCCTGATTATTGGATGCCTATCCCGAAGTTTAACGAAGAATAATTATTAACCCTTTAAAATGATACGACCAAAGCATTACAATTATCACAACCGGTCCAGATCCGCACAGCGAGAAAGGACTATATTAATCACTTTCGTCAGGAGAAGCCTTTGGAGGGAATATTCTTCACCGACTTCATCCAGGAAGTACTTGAAAAGCGCAGCAGACGTAAGTCTGAACACTATGCAACCGTTTATGATGCGATAATAAAACACATAGATAACTTCTCATTAGAGTTTGATTGTGACATATTCACCAACTCGGTAACGGCTGAATTTCTTGATGATTTCATAGTCTATCTTGAAGATTGCGGGTTACGACATAATACCATTGTAGGATATATTCTAAAAATACAGACTCTTATTCGTAGAGCTTCGCAATACAATTATGCAGTAGATGTTACTTATGATGAAATTGATTTGAAATGTGAGCCTACGAATGCAGTATTTCTTTCAATGAATGAGATTACCCGTATCTACTACTACAAGTTTGTAGGGCAGGATAAGCGGAAAGCAAAGGAGAGAATTAGAGACATGTTTGTATTGGGATGCCTTACTGCTTTGCGTTATTCCGACTATTCAAGGTTGACAAGTCAAAACTTTATAAATAACTATATTATGATCCGAACAAAGAAAACCAATGTGGATGTCAAGGTCCCGGCACATGATTATGTAAAAGAGATATTCGCAAAGTATAGTGATCAGGTTCCTTGTGGTTTGTGCATCCAGTACTTCAACAAGTATTTGAAAGTGATAATGAAAGAAATCGGGCTTAACGATCCAATTACTTTTTCTTATACCAAAGGTGGAAAGCTGTTTACTGTTACTCGTGAAAAATGGGAGTTGATAAGTAGTCATACAGCGAGAAGAAGTGCGGCAACGAATATGTATCTTACCGGCCGGATGAAGACACTAGAAATAATGAAACTTACCGGTCACCGGACGGAACAGAACTTCTTCCGGTACATTCGCTTAACTGGTGATGATACAGCCCGTTCCATTTCAGGTGATATGTTTTTTAGAAAGTAATATTAAAAATGGATAAAGAAAAGTGCATTTTATGTGGAAAGGAATCGGTATCGGTTATTAAAACCGATACCGGTTTTATGTGTTATAATTGCTATGCCAATCAGCGTAATCCTTCACGTTCTAAAGAAGTACATAATAATGAGGAAGCTCGCATACAAACAGAGTTCTTTAAACTTCTTCCTCTATATTTCCCTAATATACCTGACAAACTTATATTTGCCGTTCCGAATGGTGGAAGTCGTCATGTTAGGGAAGCCGCTAACCTTAAACGTCAAGGAGTAAAGCCCGGAGTTTCCGATGTAATCGTACTCATACCGAAAAAAGGATTTGCTTCGCTCTGTTTAGAGTTCAAGATTAAGACAGGGAAACAGTCAGATCATCAAAAAGAATTTCAAAAACAAGCGGAATTATGCCGCAATAAGTATGTAGTAGTCCGAAGTGCATCACAAGCAATTGAAGAACTAAAGAAATATCTTTTTTAATAGGAATGTAGTAGGTGATACAGATAAATATAAAAATACCCCGACTTATCACAAGCCGAGGCATCCAAAGTTTTTTTATTATGAATCTTAGTGTTATTTTTTTTAGTAGTTATTCCCTTCGTCGAATTAGCCAAACAACTATAATGATCAAACCTATAATTACTCCTATGGCTATTTCTCCGACGTGTAACCTAACAGATTGCCACCAGGAAAGTTCACGTTCAACTGGATAAGGGACTTGTACTACCTTCTGCTTCTCGCTAAAAAGAGAATCATACTTTGCCTGCAACATAGAGTAATCGCGTGACAGTTCCTTGTACCAGTCACGATACCTATATAATTCGGTCCGGATAACATTTCCAGATTCATCGACTACGATTACCGTAGAATCCTTTATTACAACTGAGTCTTTCCGAACCGTCTGTTCTTTGATTACAACCGAATCTCTCGTTATTACCGAATCTTTTAGTTGTATTTTGGTCTCTACCGGAACATACTGAGGACTCCGACAGGATGAAAACCATATTGCTGACGTCAGCAATATGATAATGTATATTAGCCGTTTCATGGTCGGATCACTGTATTACGTAAGAAGTTGGTAAACTCAGAACGTACATCAAAACAGGGACACGCTTTGATATATTCTGCCGGCTCTACTTCGCCGCTGTTATCCAGATCCGGCGAAGTATCCCGGTGTCCGAGCACTTCAATAATGGGATACTCCGTACAGAGTTTCGCTACTAATTGCCGCAAACTAGTTTTTTGAGCAATCGTTCGTGTATCTGCCGCCTTTCCGGATGCGTCCAGACCGCCGATATAACAGATGCCAATGGAATGTCTGTTATAGGATGAATCACTAAATCCTTTCGTATTGCAATGAGCTCCGTCAATCGTTAAAGGTCTACCCTCTTCTACCATTCCGTCAAGGTCAATGACGAAGTTATAACCGATCTGATTGAATCCCCGAGCCCGGTGCATCCGGTCAATATCTTTGGCTCGTAAATCCTGTCCGGCACGTGTGGCCGAACAATGGATGATAATTGCATCAATTTTCTTCATTTCTTCTCCTCCTTGTTCTTTGTTATTGGGCCAATCTTTACCAAATTGACACGGAAAATGATAGCTATCAAAATGGCTGTTCCTAACCAATGCCAAAAATCTTGAAAAATAAACTCCAATACTTCAATCATTTGGTATCTCCTTTTTGTAAATAGTTCGTTAGATAAGGGATATTCTTTATAAACTCGACACTTAATACATAGTGCAAGAAAGCTACTACCTTGTAGCCATTGCTAGAGTTGGGTAGAATTTCTTTGATATTCCTTAGAATATTTACCCCGTAGAAGTAGAATACGCTATACGTAATGAATGATACGCATTGTAGCGCACCTTCCGGATTTCCTTTGTGTTCACCAATAAAGTAGATGCAGCTAACCAAGGCAAAGAAAATAGT